AGCCCCGAAATGTAAGTCAGTAGGAGAAATAACAACTGCATAGGGGGCCGCTTTATCCATTTTAATTTTTTTAACCTGCTTAGGAGGTAAATAGGTATTACCTAATGATTTTTTAAACTCCCGATAGAAAGTATCATCAAGACTACGCCATTTATTAGCATCTTTCGCCATACCAGCGTAAAGTGCCCTTTTAGCCTTTTGCAAAACTGCATTACGTTTAACTTCGAGATAATCAATGACAAGTTCTTCCTCAGTCTTTTCAAGTAGAGTTTCATCGGTATGTGGACTCATTGGGTGCTTCCATTGATGCGCTCTGATATAATCCCGCATCCAAAGTATAGGAAACTCGAATCTTACAGACATTTGCTCAACAGTTAACCTAGAGCCGCTATCGGAATACTCCTTCTTCATTTCACGGTGTTTATCGCCTATAACAGAAATAATATTGTCACATTGAGGAATAAAGGTTAGATAAAGGTCAGCCTCCTTATCATAGTAGGTTTTCATGATAGGAGGAACCTCTACCTTATATTCTTGCCTTAACTCAGAAGGGATGCTTTTCATTTGTTTTGGGTCTTTCTTACGCCCGTTCCACACAGTATAAGTAATTTGACCACCGGCCTTCTTCCAACGTAAAATAGCACCACGCCATCCATCAACACTTCGTGTAGGTTCTACCTCATGCAAAAAGCGAGCGAATGCGCTTTCGCTTGCAAATTCCTGTTGGTTTGCGTACTTAGTTATTAGTTCCTGCCCGCCCTTCATTTTGACGCGACCGGAGAAGTGACCCTTCTCTCCCATTATACCAAAGGATGTTTAGATGATTAATAAGGTTGTCGGTGAGCAGAATTGTTTTCGTTATTTTTCCTGTTGACCAAAAGAATTAACAAGACAACTGCGAGCCTATTTTCAAATTCTTTTTTTAATTCAAAGACATTTAGATAGTCGGCGCCCCTTTCCCACTGTAATACTGTTACTATAGAGTTAGTAGTAGTATAAGTGTCAAACATTATAGAAGTAAAAAAAGAATTAAGAGATATTACCGTAGTACCTCATTTTATTTTTTCAGTAAATACCTGAAAAAACAGAAATAATTGAGCAAATACTTAAAAAACACTCGAATACTAGTTAATTACATGGTAGAGCGTAAGTGGTATCAATTTTGGAAGGAAACGGCTAGTAAAAAGTCAAATTTAGTCAGAATGGGCACAAAGAATGAAGGATTAAGGGCTGTAGCCGGCATACCCGATATAATGAGAGATACAGAAAGATTACAACAAGATAGTAGTTACGACAACGAGTTTGATATGTATGACCTCATGCTCAAACTTGACCCCGAACTTAATGGGGCTGTTCGCGCAGTATCGTTGACAGCCAATAATTACGAGATTAACTACGATAAGGGAAAGAATGCGATTATTCGTGATGCTATTAGAGAACTTGTAGAAGAGAGACTTGATTTTGATGATATACTAATCAACTCAATGAGAAACATGATGGTGTACGGAAATGACATTAACAAGATTGTAGGAAAGCAGGGTGTGGGCATCACAGACCTACAAAGCCTTCCTGTGAAGCAAATTACGATAGTTGACGAGAGAGGCGGCCTTGATTCGATGTTTGACGCTAGTGAGGATAACCCAATCATTCATGCGTCCCTATATCTACTACGCGAGATGAAACTTAACGCCCGCGAGATACCTGCTGAAGAAATACTACACATCAAAATTGATTATCGCTCAAATTGGTTTGTGGACAATCGCGGCAGAAAAACTTATGGTATTTGGGGTGCCTCCCGATTTTCGGCTCTCAAACAAGCCATACGCATGAAATATAACAGCATGAACAACCGTCTATCGTTAGAGGACTCAATGACGAAGCAATATATTACTATTGACAAAGAAGCCATTGAGCATATTCAAGACCCAGCAGAACAAGCCGAGCGCCTGACTCACATTATGGATGAGGTAATTACGCTCTTTGAGGGGTTAAGAGGCGACCAAATACCTGTACTACCCCATTACGTTAATTTGCACCACGTTGACTTGGAAAACAGCCTCCCTGACAGTGGTGGCTTCTTAGATGCCATTAACGCAGATATAGCCGCCGTACTACAAGTACCGCGTGTGGCCGCAGGGCAGGAGAGGGGAAGTACCTTCGCCGCAACTTTCAACGCGAACTTGTGGGCCGTCCAAGCGATTAGCCGAATGCACAGCATCCTTGCTAGTGCTTGTTATGCCCTTTTCAAGACACATCTTGACCTCTTGGGAATAGAACACAGGCAGATTGATTTACCTACAATACGATTTGACGCTATGGACAGTGAAACTCCCCTAAACGTAATGCAAAGAGTAAGTATGGGGTGGGATAGTGGTATTCTAACGCTGAACCAGTGTCTTGATATACTGAACCTACCTCTTGCATCCGATGGTGATGAAAGAAAAGAAGATAATCCGGTAATGCCCAAAGAAGAGTTACCAAGAGAAAACTCACAACCCGGAGCCGCAAACAATGAGTGATAGGTGGCCTTGCTGCGACCATGATAAGGAACCTAACCCCGCTAAGTGGTGCAAACAGTGTCAACAAATGTTTCATGCTACCTATTCGTCCCATTGGTAAAGTTGAATAGTCACTCAGGTAATCGAGATAATATGAGCGATAGCGATGGGGAAGAGAACATAATTGAGGAGTTGAATGCTCGATTTCAAGAGTTGAGGACTCTCCTTATCACTATAGGGTCAATTCTTGCTATGTTAATGGCCGGTCTAAATGAGGTTGGCTTCATTGACTTTGCTGTGGATAAAGTCGTTGATTTGGTAAAGGATGACCCCGACCTCAACCCTTACCTCGATGATTGCGAAGAATTTTGGAGTTTAACAGAAGAGCATTTCATTGTTGATAACGATATTATTTTCTCGATTGCTATTGCAGATTTAGCACGATGCAATAATGTGCATACTGTGGATTACAATATTAGTGTTGATGGATTGGCTACAAACGGCACAAGTCCTGAATTTCGGAACCAACATAGTTTTGTAGAACAACTTGATAATATGAGCGAAGGAACACACCATGCCGTCATTGAAGTGACAAATGGGAGTATAAACCTTTTCAAACTCATTAATATTGACTTTGAGTATGATGAAGCAGAACAAGCCGCAGCAGTTTATGGTTGCACGAATGAAACTGCCCTTAACTATAACGCGAGCGCGACACACGATGACGGGTCATGTGAATATCCTCAAGAGGAAGAGGAAGTCACCGAAGATTGCTACGCCGAGTTCTATGATGTTATTTCCTATTGGGAGAATAATAACACATCGCTCTATAACGAATTTGATGTTGATTTCTCCTGTATGGCAAACGTGACAGTTTTTATTACAATTGATGCTTACAATGAAACCAATGTATCATTATGGCATCAAGAGGACAACTTTTCAACGTATTACATGGATTGGGACTACCAATATCTTGACTTTTACAATGTACCATATCAAGATAAGGTGAATATACAGTACCGTGTCTATTATGATGGGGAATTAGATGATGAACGATGGTATTGGTTAGAGGCAACATAAATGACATTATCTGTAAGTCTTGATGATGTAGTTATCTGTTTTCTATTTATGATATTTGTTGGAATGATGGTTGACCGTTTTATGCAGTTCCGAGGGCTATAATTAATAAGTCACCTAAGAACTCACAATGGTATGTCATGTGAGTGTGAACATGGAGTCCCATGTAAAGATTGTGGTTCACACTGCGAGTGTGAGCCTTTAGCAGCGAAAGATGTCGCTGCTTTCGCGGTTTGTCCGTCTTGTAATTCAAAAGCCTCTTGTAAAGAAGAAAAAACCTGCGAAAAAGGGTATAAAGCAGAAGAAGCGTCAGAAGATTGCTGCCCCGTAGGAGAAGAAATGATTGATGGGGAATGTCAAATAGTTTCTGTTATTCTTGACCTAACTATTGATGCTACACATACCTTTGTCGAGGCTTCTACAGGAGAAACTATTATAGAAATTTCAGGAATAGCCTTCCATGAGGGATTCAATAAAAACTTTTGGTCACTTACACAGGAGGGCGCAAGAAATGTTGCGCGTCAGATGGAGGGCGCAGACCTCACACTGAATCACCCCGACCCCATAGAGGGCGGGAGTGGATTTGACCGCAATATGGATGGAGGAGTAGAAAAGGCCGTTATTGGTTACATTAAAAGCGCCATTTTCCTTCCCACCATTGCTGGGGGCTATGAGGTAAGGTATATCGCGCACGTTACGCGACCTGAACTCTTTGAGGCTCTTGAGTCAGGCTTATGGCTAAAACCCGACTATGGGGTAAGTATTGG